GTTCGGTGACATGTAAATACGCTGCGTGATCCGCTCACAGCGGCTCATTACCGACGAACCCATGTACGGGATGTACGTGTTATCGGCCAAACACATCGCACTGACCATCCTTCGCAGGTCATGATCGTAGTAAACCTTCTTGAATGCCGATCCGCCATACCCAACCCAGAACAACAACTGGTCAAAATCAGGCGTGTACTCCTGCATGACAGTAGTAATCTGGTAATTCATAAACTCTTTGACCCGCTGCGCCTGCTGCAAACGCTCCCGCGTCTCCTTTCCAAGCACCTGAGTCCGCACCGGACCGTCCGCGGGCAACAATTCCTTCAACGCCTGCGCCTGAAATTGCACAATTGACTCGGACAAAAGCGGATGCTGCACGCCGCACGCACCCCTAAACGGCTTGGTCCGGTCCTCAAACGTAAATCCAAGTAGCTCCAACCCCTTGGAATATTGATCTTCCCACTCTTTTCTCGAAGCCTTGTCCGCGTCAAACAACGTTGTCAACTCATACGAGATCTGAGCCAACACATCATCTTCCAACACTTCCGCCAAATTGGCATCAAACGGTACTTCTTTGTCCTCTTCTTCCCCAAGAGCAACCGTCATCCCACCTTCATCATCAATCTCTACCTCAATATCCGGTGCCGCATCCTCTTCGCCAAGGATAACAACGTCCAACCCCTGTGGCGCAGCATCGTTCTTTTCAATCATTTCTATCTTCCTTAGAGGTAACGACGGTTATCGTCAGTGTTTCGTTCGACGAGGCCACCGTGTTTGCGGCCTTGGGGAAGGATATTAAGATACTCCGGTTGGTCCGGATTCCTGTTTGCCGCTCCAAAGTCATACAGACCTTGAATAACTTTTACTGAATCGCCTACCTTTTTAGGTTTAAGGTTGTCGATTAGCTGCCTCATTTGAGGCAAATAATTAGAAGGAGCAGCGTTTCCTGTCCCCGGGCCGTTGCCATACATCTGAGCCACTTTGTTGTCCGGAACCGCGTACTCTACGTTGCTGACAATGTGGTTTTCTGGGCTGAACAAGGCAAACAACCTGACTTTACCGGTTTCCATGGCCCTACGACCAGTCTTGTACTCTCCGTATGTCCCGTTTACGGCGTAATTGCCAATAGAATTTCCAAGCACTTCCGCTGAAACTTTTGCAGCGCTTGGATCAGTGATCTCGCGCCACTGGAAACCCTGCTCATCTTTTGGCAAAAACTCTTTTGTCCCCACCCCAGCCACGTCCATCGGCACGGTTTTTCCTTCTTTTGACAAGGTTTTTGCTTTTTTAGCGATCCCCGCCATTGTTTCCCGTTGGGCCCTGTTGCTGAAAACCCTTGAAAAGAGTTCGGTCATCCCCATGCCCTTTAGCTCATTCGCCGGTATCTCGGAAATAACTTGAGCTATTTCATGCGTATTGATCCCCAAAGGATTTATCGCAAGGGCACCGCTACTACCAGAAGGCCTAATGTCGTGCAAAATAGGCTGGTTTCTTCCCAAGGCAGCAATACCTTCTGGCGTACCCAACATTGGGGTACGGCTGGGAGTCAACGGTTCTTGCAAAGCAACAAGGCCCTGCCCTGAAAACATGTTCTTCAGGATGGTGGGCTCCAGTACATCCGTAAACCATCCCCCTTGCGTGTCCCTGATTTTTTGACGAACACTTTGTGCAAGTTCTCGAACCTTGTCAGGTTTGGTCAGGTCTACCTCAACTTGCGCCTGCGCCGCTTCCGGATTTAAGTCAGGATTAAGCTTGTACACGTCTTTGCCCAACAACCGAGCAATCATCGTATCCGGCATGATGTCCGGGTTTTCTTGCATTTGCCGCAGAATTAACTGCGTCATGTTCTGGTTTTCCGCAACTTGGGACGAGCCCCGCTTGGCAATTACTGCCTCTTCTTCTGGCGTAAACGGCCTGTACCCCTTGATCCCCAACCTGTCGTCATATTCTCGTTCTAACAAAAACATTGCGGTGCGGTCACCCTGTCTTGCAGCGTTAATCAAAGCTTGCGGAAACATCCGTTCTTCTTTGGACTCTTTAGGCAGTTTGATCTTGCCCGTGATCAAAGCCTCCCTCACGGGATCCGACACAGTACTGGCCGTATTCTTGAGCCAAGGCAGCATCTTTGTTTCCAAAAACTGCTTCACCGGACCCATGACCTGTTCGTCACCCCCTACATCAGTGTTTATCCGTACAAAAATATTATTTAAATAGTCATCTACGTTAGATTTCTGCTCAGTCTTCGGGACAAGCTCTTTTGAAAGCGGCATCCCACTCGTATCCGTAGTAGGGAGCACCCGTCCAACAGGAGAAGTGATGTACATTAAGTTGCCTTGCCTCTCCATCCGATCACGCAGTGGATCGTATGCCGTCTCCGGAACCTTAGTCGCCTCCTCCCCAGCACGGCGAACCCGTGCCCGCTGCACGTTCCCAACAGTCACATCCTCCAACATCTTGGCCGCTTCACCCGTCTTCTGAGCCGCGGTTCCCGCAGCACGGACCGCGGACCGCGTCGCACCAACAGGGTTTACTGCGCCCGAAGCAACGTTGCCAATTTCGTAAAAGCCGCCAAGAGTAGGATCAGTCGGCGCACCCTTGCGAACGCCAGCCCTGTTCAAAAACTCCTTGATCGATTCGCTTCCGCCAACAGGAGCCTTTACGTCATAACCAAGCGGACGCATCAACATCGTTGCAATATCAACTGGCGCACCCGCCCAGTTCGGCAACACATTCTCAACAACACCCCGCCCCGCCTCCTTCAAGCCCTCACCACTCTCAAGCGCCTGCGAAATAGGACCCCTCTGTTGTCGGCCTTGCGAAGAAAAACGAATATTTGCCGGATACCCGGGTGCCTGCTCACCAGACTCAGGACTACCATCAGAGCGATGAACTACACCGCCATGAGCCAAAGTAACCGGCTCCTCCTGCGCAAAAGGACTCTTGATCTTCAAATCCAAACTGGCTAACTGGCTCTTAGCAGTGGGTTCCTCTTGCAACTTAAAAGCAGCGTTATAATCCTGCTTTTCCCGGTAAGCCTCATCCTCTTCATCCGTATCGTTTAACGCCGCCAAAGCCAAAGCCGCTTGATAATTTGGGCCAAGACTGGTAATATCTGGTCGTGCTTCAGAGGTTTTTACAGGCCCAGATTGAGCAGGTTTTCGCATCTGCTCCTGCTGCGCAGCCTTAGCCGCCATCGGATTTGAGGGCTGATAGTACGTATCTAGCGTCGGTTCGGCAGCAGTCTGTACAGGTGCGGGCTGGGCAGAAAACCCGCCAAGAATCTTGGTTACGTAGTTCTTTGTCTCTGACGGCAACTTGGCAACATCGGATCCGGTCTTTAGCCAACGGTCCGCGTTCCCCGGCCCCCAGTTATATGCCACCAGCGCAGTAGGCATATCCCCATACCGATCCAACATGGCTCTGAGATATTCTTTGCCAACCCGCGCCCGCTCGTCCAAAGACTTATCTCTTGGCGGCTCCACCCCAAAACCCGGGCTTTTGAAGGTCGGATCCATGACCTGCATCTCACCCTTCGCACCTTTTGAAGAGGTCAGCGGTCGGCCCTTTTTATCATACCGCTTACCCTGACTCTCCGCCTGCATCACAGCATCGCTGAGTTCTTCAAAAGTGCTAATAGCCATACTGGACCCTAGTAATAATCAAGAGTGGCTTCCTCTTGCGACGGCTCATCCTCTTCGTCATCCTGCAACGAAATAAAATTGCCCTGCCGAAATCGCATCCAAGCCATTACAGACGCATCAACTTGATCGTCATGAGGACTGTTGGGGAAAGCAGCAAGCTCTTCCACAAGCTCTTCCGCCCATTCCTGCCCCTCAGGATACCAGATCATCCCGGATTCCAACAAGGGAGCAACAGCGTTTGCTCGACTCAATTTGTCCTGCGTCTTACTTCTCCCACCCGGCGAATACATCGTCACAGGAATCCCTACCTTCCTCAACTCCTGCTGCAACGGCGTACCCGTCGCCTTCGCCTCAATCAAAACATTGTCCGGATTCCAATACCGATACTCATCCTTGGCAATCCTTTTGAGCTCCGGGAAATCCCACCGACCCTTCCTCACGTTTAACAAAATTAAATTAGGCCCCGAATCAGCATCCGGCGTGAACACACCCCACGTGCTAATCACACTGAAATCAGCCGTCTCCTTCTTGCTGTACGCAGTATCGTACGTCTGAATCAAATACTCACACTCAGGCGGATCCTTAAACTTCCACTTGCGCCACCAGTTCCTCTTCAGTACCGCACCCTCATCATTGGTAGGCTGCTGCTGCCACTGAGCCTGCCACTTCTTCATCCCAATACTGACCTTGACTTTCTCTAGCTCGTCCAAGGACCAATAACCGGGCCACAAAGGATTGCCAGAAGGCAAGATCGCCGGGAACTCCAATACCTCCCACTGGTCAGACTTCAACTGACCTTGCTGCCGCAACAACCTCCCCGACAAATCATCCGTCTTCCACCGGGTATTGATCACAATGATCGAACCACCCGGCTGTAACCGCTGACGGGGACCGGACGTGTACCACTCCCACGTGGCCTCCATCGCCGTGTCCGACATAGCATCTTGCTCGTCCAAGATATCGTCCAAAATGACAATATCTCCGCCGCGCCCGGTCATCGCACCGCCCTTACCAATAAAGAACGCCTCTCCGCCTTTATTGGTATTCCACCGTCCAGCAGCTTTACTGTCCACGGACAAGCTCATCTCGGGGAAGAGTTCTTTGTATTTTTCCTCATCTACAAGATTCCGAATCATCCGGCCAAACCGCTGCGCTAACTCGCCAGTGTGTGAACCAACAATTAACTTTGACTGCGGACGCTTGCCCATCAAATACGCAGGAAACAAGTAGCTTCCCATTTGTGACTTGCCATGGCGCGGTGGCATGGCAATCATCAAGCGCTTGCACTTGCCTTCAATCACCCTATCCAACGCCTCAGCAATGATCCTGTGGTGCTCACCCACAAGCATCTCAGGCCAGACGTACCGGCAGAACGACAGGAAGTTGGTTGTTGATTGCTCGCGTATCTCCAATAACTGCAACCGAAGTTGGAGCTTTAAGAACTCATCGCGGACTTTGTCGGTAGGCGCGATTGCTGTTTGACGGTTAAGAGCGGCCATTAGGTCGAGTGATAGATTTTTTGCAAAAAATTTAGAGGCATATACCCATTTAGGTATAAGGGGGCCCTTTTTGGTCCCCCCGGTAAAGTCAAAAAGTATTCTGACACAGTTTCTGGGAGAGAAATTGGGCCAGAGTCTGAGCGTATGCGATGACGGTGGTTAAATGGCCCTCCCCCTTGTTGATAAGTTGTACGCCTAAGGAGTAGAACGACTGCAAGGCGGGCCCACCCACCCCCGCCACCACCGACCCTCTTCGAGGGAACCAGTTAAGAAAAAAAAGAAAATAGGGGAAAACACCTATTGACATGTGCTGCGGGCCCGCCCACCCCCGCCTCCACCATTTTAGGGACGAAAACGCGGGCGAAAAAAAACCGGCCGCGAGGGCCGGTCGGTTGGCCAGGGCCCTCGGGCCCTGGTGGGTTTACGCTTTGGCGGCCTCGGCTGCCGCGTTCGCTTCAGCGCGCTGCTGGTTTTTCACTGCCACCAGTGCAGTCGCTTCCTCTTCAGACTCGGCTACCATCTGCACGCCCAGCGTCAATTCCGCGGTGGCCTTCACGTACGGGACATTGTCCCGGTACGAATCGCCCCACTTGGTTTCGACTGGTGTCAGACCCAGCAGAACTGCTACGATCTGCTCCACCTTCGAGGTGGCTGGAATTGCGAAGGTACCGTTTCCGATTGTGACTGTCTTGACCTGTTTCATTTCTCTATCCTCTATGGTTGGCTCCGAAGCACCGTGCTCCGGAGCCTTGATTATAACACTGCTTACTGCTGGGTTGCAAGCGCTGGGTTTAAGGTCACATCGATGTCCCGGCTCAGGTCCGCCAGCATTTTGAGTCGCTGTCCGCGGTACCCGTGCTTGCGCAGCACGGTGGTGGCAGCAGGTCCGCTAGGCTTAAGGCCAGCAAGCTCGAGGCGCAGCCGAGCGCGAAGCACCAGCATCTCCATGATCGTGAGGGTGTGCTTTTCGACAATCATTCTGCCACCTCGAGCCGGTTGGCAATCGTATTGAGCACAACCATGACCGCGGTCATGGTGGCCATCGGGTTATCACTGGCCATTGCCACCTGCTGAGCATACTCGAGGGCCTCGGCCAACGTCTCGCGGTCCGCGAACAGGTTGCTGGTGTGCTTGCGCAATTCCTGAATGTCCACTCTCTCCTCTCTTGGTTAAGGTCCGCGGGCCGCGGACCGTGGTTCATTATACCAGAGCAGAACGAAAAGGTACATCACGCTGCGGCTTGTCTGCGGGGTCCAATGTGAACACCCACCCGTTACCTTCCAGCGTGCGGCCTGCTTCCTTAAACGTATTCACCCACCAGACATCTCGAACCTTGAGGTGAATGTGCTTACAGACTGCCTGCACATGGGCACCATAACTATCCTCGCTGTGGTCATACGGATAGAACCCAGAGCGCACCTTCCGGTCCCGGGAATCCCAATGAGCAACGCGAATGCGAGCGCCCTTAGTATCAGTACAGGGAACAAAACGAGTAAACAATGCAATTTGATCCATGGCTATCCTCTCTTAAATAAAGGCGGGCCCACCCACCCCCGCCACCACCAAACCCTCTCCGAGGGCAACAAAAAGCGAAAAGCGGTCCGCGGACCGCCAGCATCAAAGCTCGAGCAAGTCCCACATGTAATCAGGCTCGAGCCCGAACTCGTACCTGCAAACTTCTTCAGGGTCCGCGCCCTCGCGGACCATTTGCTTAGCGTCTTCAATCCACGACAGCGCATCGTCGCGGTCCATTTCATCACGACGCATTAACACTTCCAAAATACTGTATTCCATCGCTCTATCCTCTCTGGTTAAGGTCCGCAAACCGCGGACCGTGGCTCATTATAACACTACCCGGAAACCCTGTGCAAGCCTTAATTTTCAACGATTCGGTGGACTGGTTTCTACTGGACGCATTCGGCAACGGGTATAACGCGCACTCCTGCTATAAGTAAAGCTTATAGCCTGCCGCTGCAAGCGGAACTAACAAAGTGTTAACTGCTTTACCTCACTTTCCATCCATCCAATCGACAATCCACCACCCAATAACAAAGAGTAAAACGACTAGGATTATCAAATTGTGGCCTCTTTGCCGCAGTCCCCGGCCACATGGTGCCGAAGGATAGAGCCAATCGGGAGCGACTTCGCGAATTCCCGGACCGCTGCCGCGTCGTTTTTATGGCCTGTTTTTCTGGTTGCATGCCACTGCATGACTACCCGCCCAACACCAGCATAACAGCCGCCCTTGTCATCGGATCCGACTAGTTTCTTCTGCTGGCTGTGTCCGACGAACACGACGACGAATTCGCGATCCGGTCGAGCACATAACGGGTCACCATTGCCACAATCCCGACAAGTGAACCCTTCGGATAGTTCCGCAGGGCAACGCACAAACCGCACGCCGTCAATCCGAGCGGGCCATTGATCGGCGCTGTCATGCGGAGCAGCGTACACAGTGGGATAACCCGCGGCCACATTCTCGAGCGCGTCCGACACTGCGTCGGATGATAGGTTGATAACGGTTTTTCCCGTTACAGGTTTTGGGATGACGCCTCGCCCAAAGTGGGAATAAGTAAACGCCTTACCTTTACGTGGTACAGCGTCAGATAAGGCGGCTAGATATTCCTGATCGACTAGGTCCGCGCTATGCTCGCCCTTCGGATTCAATGCACAGGACTTCGGACACGTGCCGAATATTGAATGCTCGCCGCTGCGGTACGTTACCGCGATTGGTCCGGTTTTCCCGTTGCCTGATACCGCTACAGTCTTTAGCATAATTTCCTCTCTTCACTCTAGGTTGTGACGATAACACTATAACAGGTTGTCTCCCCATTCGCAACCTATTTTTTCGGCCATTCTTCGGGCTGCGTCGCGTACCGCGATCACAAAATCCCGCTGGCACCCATAAGTCTCCACATCGAACTCGAGCACCTCGCCCTCGCCACTGTCAGCGTAAACAGTGGCACAGGGGTAGTCAAAATCGGCACGAACAAAATCAGGCACAGAATCAACAGGTTGCGTAATGTCGTCAAATAATCGCATGGTTATCTCCCGATGGCGTAATCGCGAAGGGTTTTAAAATAGGCGCTAGGTTTATCATGGTTTCGAGCATTGTTTAACCACGCCACCACGACGGTGCCGCTAGGTTTGACGCCCATAAACCGCCCGACACTTTCCTTTGTTCCGGCATATACCCATTGCCCGGGTTGAATATGCTTATAAAAAGAATAAGGCATGGCCCAGATATTGAAGGCAGGTTGATATTGCATCAGTCCCTCCCCACACCAGCGTAGGCCTTTGCGGCCTTTAAAGTACGGAATGTCCGCTTTTCTTGCGGTATTCCGTAGTATTCCGAGGAATACAGTTTGTCTTGGGTTTCGCCCTGATACCGCATTCCAAATTTTGTGCAGACAATCCACCCGGACGTTTTGCCTGCTTTTTTGATCGGAACAATCATAACCACCATCACATTCTCCTCTATAATTCACTGCAACTCGCAGTGATAATACTATAACACTACTTGACCGCCTGTGCAACTAGGTAGTTTCCCTTATAGGGTTTACCCCTAGTAGTCCCCATAATATAGGTCCTGATACGCTTCCGGGTTTGGCTGCGGCTCCCCTTTGTAGAAGGGATTCCTCTCCCACGTGTCATAAGGCGACAACAGCCATTCAACCTCCCGGCGATCACGGCCAACATCGAAGGCCCACTGTTTAATCGCGGCCTCGATACTGTAGGGCTGCTCGAATTCCTCGTCGTAAGTAGGTCGTAAGATCATCAGATTTTCTCCCACGCTTGTAGGCCCTCAATGACCTGCTCCTTGGTCAACCACCCCTTACACATAGCGTGCTCGAGAACCTCTACCGCGGCATCCCGTGACGTGCTGCTTCCAAACCCGTGAAGCTTACACAACTCCTCAAAGGTTTCACCAGTGATGGGCACCGCGGCATCAATCAGCGCATCCTGAAGGCCATCAGAAAACACGCAATGCCGACCAATGTAGATGATCCGAGGATCATTGTCGTCCGGCGAATCCTTGTATGAGGGCCACACCTCAATCATCATGCCCTTTGGCAAAAAGGGCCAAGATAACCAGCTATCAGTGTATCGACGGTCCCGGCTAGTGTTCTCAACATTCCGGGTCAGTTTGTACCACTGGGGTTTTCTGCTCATATCCATCTCTATCCTCTCTTTATTGACTGCACCATGCAGTGAAGACACTATAACACTGCCACAAGGGGGAGTCAACTAGGGGTTTTCCCTAGTTGACATTAGTTAAACAGTCCTCAATCCACTGTCTTCATGCATCTGTTTCAACAGATGATTGGAATCAAAGTATTCGCCCAGATCCCTTGCATACTTATGGGGATATGATCCCATCCTATGTCCAAGGTTCCAGATCGCGTCATGCTGGGTTTCGCCATCGCAAGACGGTCCTAGCTGCCTACCATCAGACTCATAGTAAGAAGCTTCCCACTTAGCCGTGTCTTCTTTGAATACACACTTGATCATCGTTTCCTCTCTTGGTTGGCTGCAACATGCAGTGAGGACACTATAACACTACCTGGGGTGCCCATCAACTAGGTACTTTCCCTACCTTCGATCCATCAGGTCAACCATCTTTTGCCAGTCTACTTTATCGATTGGCCAGTCCCCAATAGACGGCACTCGATCAGCGTGCTTAGTCAACAGTTCAGGAATGCGACACCCCTCAAACAGAATGGCCCGCGTGTCCCCCTTTTCCCAAATATCATCCTCGCGATATCTCACCAACAAATAGACCGGGCAACCAAGATTCCAGTGCTTGACTATGAAGGCAACTTGATGGGGGCGCATGAACACGCTCTTGGTATAAGTCACCTTCAACTCAACCATCGCAAAACGCCCCGGGAGCGCGACAAGCAGGTCGGGTAACCCTAGGGTAACCCGAGACTCTAACGGCGTCACTGAGGCCCCGGGAAGGGCCTTCCTGACCACTGCTGAGAACTCTGCTTCAGTTTTCCGTTTCTTCGGTGCTGGCATCGATCATCTCCATGATGTCTTCAGGGGGTTCTTCGACCCCGGGATCAAAAGCCGGGTCCATCTCTCTGGCAAGCGTGTCAGTAACCTCGCCAGTGGTCGCATCGATGATCGCAGTGGGGGCAGGGCCATACAGGCGTTTAAGCTCGTCCAACTTGCGCTCAACCTCTTCCTTACTCATCGAGTCAATCGTCCCGTGCCGGATCTCTTTGCGCTCAACGTAAATAGTTCCGAGGGCCTGCCCCCGCCGATACTCAGCGTTGACCGCGGCAGCAAACGCCCCAGCCTCGATGGCCTTATCGCGAATGATCTGCAAATCCCGCATATGCCGGTCATAAGTGGTGTTGTACTTCGATGCCAACTCCGCCCGATAAGCTTGGATCGCGGCCACCACATGTGGGTTCAGCTTCGGGTTCGTTAGCTGCCACGCTTTAACACTAGGATTCGTAGTCTCAAACCCCGCGGCCTTCACGGCATCCTTAAGCGTTACCCGGCCATCGCCGCTCACGTACTCCTGAACAAACTTCCACTCTTTGGCCGTCAGCGTCTTTGCAGCACGCAGCTTCGGAACAACGGCCGCGGTCCGCGTTGCTACCTTAGGGGGTATGACAGGAGGGACATTCCAAACGTCCTTCTTTGTCATGCAGTCCTCCATAGCCGCCAGCCGTCTTCAGCGGGCACGTGGCGCACTGTAAATGCCCAGTTAGGCCTATGCCTTCGGACGAACCGCAACGCGGCCACACGGGCCGATTTAGCCTGTCCAAAGTCTTTGAACAGAATCGAGTCCCCCTCTTCCATCTGGTTGAAGGGGTATCTTGTCCTGCCTTTTGGCTGGGACACGTTTTTGTCTATGTTAAACACAATCAGTTGACTCCGTAGGCAACAGGCTCAATCGTACCTCATTTGGCACACAAAGCACAACCCCTCCCCGCAAGGCCGCGTAAATCCTCGGTCCGCGGTCCGCCAGCATCAAACAGAAATCAAGCAGCCCCAAACAACGAGTTCCTATAGAACTTTTGAGGACATAGGCATGTTTTTTTTTTCACCTCCTTTTCTCGCGGATCTCCCCAGAAAATTACGTCTCTCAAACACACCGTAATTTGACGTGTGGCTCCAAACCCTTGATTTCATTCACTTATTACGGCATTACGTCTATTACGTCAAATCTCACAAATTTGAAAAAAAAATCACCTATATCCTCAAAAGTTCTATAGGAATTCGTTTTTCCTGTAAAACCCCCTCTTTTGCCTAAATTTTAAGCAAAAATTATCCACTTTCGCTAACATCGCACGGTTGTCCCCCCACTTGACAGTAACACTAGGCCTTGTTATCGTACTGTTTCGACGACGAGACTTGCCTTTTTCTACCACTATCAACCACCACAATCATGACAATTGACCAACTTACAACGCATCCCGCACGGTCCGCGGTCCTTCTTGCCTTCCTTGCCGACAGTTTTGACTCACCAAAGGAAGCCTTGGAAGCCATTGACGAAGTTCGCAACATCCTCACGACGGCCATCGAGGAAGCCGCTAAGGAGCTCTTAGAGGATGTTTTGGCTGGTGACGCCACTCTTACCAACACACTTATTGAGGCAGCAGATGTCAGAGGTTAAGCATGTGTACGCAGAAATGTTCACTTCGGATGTCCAGCTTGATGACATCACGTTAAGTGTTGACTATACGTTTGAAGAATCCGAGGAGGGGGAAAGGGAGTCTGGGACGGGGTTACTTTTGACCCCTGACCTTCCTCCGTTATTAGATATTGAGGGTGTCTTTCATGAGGGGTATGACATCACTGACCTGCTCAATGAAGACACTTTTGAGCAGATTCATCAGGCCCTGTTGGAGATGCATGAGCGTTCTGTGGCGGCTGCGCAGGAGGAACACATTCTTGACAAGCAGGAGGTCAGATGAATTGTCCGAATTGTTTTGGAAAGATGAGGACTGTGGATACGCGCCAGTATCGATCTGGGGATGCGGAAGGAAATTTTCCTTGGGTAGAGAGGAGAGTGGTGTGTCTTTCTTGTGGACACAAAACACACACGGTGGAAATAGAGAGAACTTTGTGGCGCAAAGCTTTTGGCATGTGGGAAGCGGGTAACACGGTGCCTATTAATGAAGGGGTGATTGATGGAGACGGTTGAAAAAACGCAGGAGAAGACACCACCTTTGTGTCAGCAGTGTCAGAGGGCCTCGGCAAAGTTCCGTACGTACAACGTGGCCACCAAAGGGTATCGGTGGAAGTGTGAGACGTGTTACAAAAAACTGAATCCGTCTGGGTTTAATGGGGGAGCGCGATGACGAGGAAAGAAGTTTTGAGGGAGTTTTTGACTGATCTGGCGAGCATGGTTCCGCGCAGATGGGTGGGGCTCGAAGAAGAGGAAATCAAAGACTTTCAGGTCAATCGATTTGTCAGTGAACGGTTGATCCGCAGCATCGAGCAGCGGTTAAAGGATAAAAACACCGGTCCGCGGTCCGTTGCCGCTGGTTGGCAGACTCTTGATGATGAGGAGTATCAGACCATTCTTGGACAGCTTGGTGATGGGGGTTTGTTGTCGTTCTACATCCTGATTGAACAAAAGTTGAAGGAGAAGAATGGTGGATAAAAACAACATAGGGGGGAAGAAATGGACTGTTTGATATTGGGGGACAGCATTGCTGTTGGTTTACACAGACAGATGCCTCAGTGCCAGTCATTAAGTAGAGGTGGGTGGAATAGTTCGCAGTGGAATCGAGACTACCTTAAGAATGATTTAACTGCTAAGACGGTTGTTATCAGCTTGGGCAGTAACGACTACAAGGGCATTAAGACTAAAGCAGAGTTAATTTTTATTAGGGAAAGGGTTGTTGGTAGAGTGTTCTGGATATTGCCAGCCATCAAGCCTGATATACAAAATATTGTATGGGGTATAGCAAACCAGTACGGCGATACTGTGGTCCCAATCACTCACTTAAGCGACGGCGTACACCCTAGCCGGGAGGGCTATAAACAAATTGCTATGAAAGTAAGGGGAGACAAATGACACGCGATGACATCATCCGAATGGCGCGGGAGGCAAATTTGCCATCGTGCCATTTAACACACCCCAAAGCCCTTGAACGGTTCGCCGCCCTTGTTGCCGCGCATGAGAGGGAGAAACCAGTTCAAGTGTCACCGTTGGAATTTGTGACGGCGGTGCTTGAGAAAGAGAACTTGGTTGGCAAGCCGAGTATGTGGGCGCAGTGGCCCAACGAGGAGAAGAAATGAAATGGAAAGCCGAAAGGCCAAATCGCAATCAACTGTGGGGCATGAGTCCAAGTCAGTTTAAAACCATGCTCAAACGGAAGGGTTACAAAGTTGACCGTGATTTTTTTAAGTTTGCTGCTGTTGCATACAAAAACAACAGGGCATATCGGTTTCGGTATTGGTCATTCCCCGAGTTTTTTGTTGACGTTTCCTGCCCGTTAAATGAATTTGACCGATGGGCAAATAGCACTGACCGCGTTTTAACCTTTGGTGATTGGATTGAATCATGAACGAACGAATCAAAGAACTTGCTGCGCAATGTTGGGATAGAAGACTAGACGGAGTTCACTTTGACCAAGAAAAGTTTGCCGCCCTTGTCGCCGCGCATGAACGGGAGGAGTGCGCCAAGATTGCCGAGACACCGTTTTCGGGGGAGCAGGACGACATCACCATGCAAGCGAAAGACAGAGTTACCGCCGCTATCCGCGCAAGGGGGAGAGAAATGACCTACATATCAAAATCTCCTCGCCCGTGGGTCGGGCTGACGAACGAGGAGATTGAAGTTTTTATAGCGCACTTGTACCCTCTGCCGGAGAAACCAGTGAGAGAGCGCCTACGAGTCCTTTTAACCAAGTTGCGGGAGCGAAATACATGACAATAAAGATGCACAAGGTTTGGTTCGACGGGGACAACTTGGTTACTCAAGAAATACAAGAGGACAATATTTATAAACGCGAGCCGGTGGCGTGGATGTATGTGAACCAAGACGGCGAATGCGAGCAGATTGAGTACGAGGCCCCGCCGGATGATCCGTCAGTGACACCTTTATACACCACCCCACCACAGCGCCAGTGGGTCGGGCTGACGGATGAGGACAGACAAGAATTGGCGGCAGAGCAACACAGTTGGGAAGGTTTGTGTTTTGCCGTAGAAGCCAAGCTCAAGGAGAAGAACGGTGGCTAAGTTCCTATGCTGGCTACTCGGCCACAGAAAAACAATCAGTTGCATAGACGCTCATTACCGCCACACGCATGACAGGTGCGAGCGGTGCGGCGTCAATCTACCGGTTGGACAACACAAATTTTATGAGGATTGGTCATGAGCGGAGGATATTTCAGCTACAAACAGTTTGAGTTGCAGAAGATCGCGGATGAGATCGAGCAGCTAGTTTTGGAAGATGCACGCCACGACTGGGACGAAAAGTACAGCGCAGAAACAGTCGACGAGTTACACGAGGCCATCAGGCTCCTGCGACGAGCGTACATCTATGTTCAACGCATCGACTGGCTGGCTTCATGCGACGACACCGAAGTTGATTTCCACAAGCGCCTGCACCAACAACTGAAGGATCAAGATGTTTAATCGATACGACGACGTTTACAACGGCGAGTTTTTTGCTCACCTGCTGGATTGTGTTAAGGATTATGGGTATGACCTACTTGCTTATTTATTGGGGGACGGGCAATGAACGAAAAAGACTTGACTAGTAAAATATTGGATTTCTTGTTGGAGAACGGGGAAACAAAGTCCCGGGACGTTAAGGTTTTGAGCACAAACAGAAAAACGGTAGACAGCAACCTGATCAGGATGTTTGAAGCTGGAATTTTGTCGCGCAGGAAGGTAGATAAGAAGTTTGCTTACAGCATTCGGGACAGGGAGGATTTTTATTTAAATGGTGAACCGGGGTATGCCTACTATTTGCGCAACTTGCCCCGGTCCGCGGTCATTGATCAGTTACAAGGGAGCGAAGCATGAGAGGGTTGACACAAGGGCAGGCGCAGTCGGTTGCATATGCGGTGGTGCATTTAGGTTTGAAGGCTCGGGAGTTGCAGCATTTGTCGGCCACTGGGGAGTCGGTGGATTTGATGAGGGAAAAGATGTTGGAGATCATGGAAACGGCGTTCCAAGGAGCGTTAGCGACGATGAAGGACGTGGAAAATGAAGGACTTTAGTTTGGCGCCTACGCAGGAAATGTTGGATGGTGCGAAGGCTTATGCGGATTACCGACTCAAGGCAATTTTGTTGGAGTTAGAGAAGCAAAAGAAGCAGCATCCGGATCCGATCACGCAGTGGTGTGCATTTTTTGATGGGTATGTTGCTGGTTGGAAAAGGTCAATTTGGGAAGGATTTGGGAGAGGATAAAAATGTTAAGAGAAGGGAAGTTCATTAAGGATTGGGATCTTACGAGGATGAGTACGGGGTATGTACGAAAGATCCCGGCAAGAAGCTTTTGTACGGATATGACTTTGGTGCAGGCCGTGTTTTCTTGGAAGACGTTACCAAAGGGAAGCTTTTGGAGATATTTGTGGAAGAAACTGCCTTGAGTGGTGCGCCAAATCCGCGTGTTCCGGAATGGATGGGCACGCTTTGCCCGGAGTGCGGAGCGCGGTCCGCGGTCATGGAGACGCGAAAAACGTTATCTGGACCGAGGAGGAGGTTCTTGTGTGAGAAGGGTCATCGGTTTACGACGATTGACCATACGTTAAAACGTGTTGACTTAGCCCCACTGCCTAACGGCAGACCTATTGTTGAAAAGGAGAAAAAAGATGAAGTCACTGGATGATGTGACCCCTGAGGAATGGTCAAATTCTGCTTCTCGCCTTCGCAGGGAAGGAGGCGCGCACTACAAGCACGAGCAGTATGAGACGTGGGACGTGATCGAGGATTGGGGGTTAGGGTACTTTGATGGAAATGCTGTCAAGTATCTAAGCCGTTGGCACCGCAAGGGCACGCCAATCGAGGATTTGAGGAAGGCTCGGCATTATATTGACAAGCTGATTCAACTTGAACTGGATAAGGCCGCAAGAAAAGCCCTCAAATAATTACGCAGATTCTCCCCAACTAGGTCCGATTTCCACATCAACCCGGTTGGGGACTTCCATGGTCACGCAGTTGGCCATGATGTGTGCAGCCTCTCGAGCTTGAGCTTCGGACTCAACGCTGATGGCAATTTCATCATGAACCTGTAGAAGCAGCTTAAAGCCTGCTGCCTCGAGCGCCACCATGGCCATTTTGCACTGATCTGCGGCGGATCCTTGGATTAGGCGATTTAAGCCCTTGTACGAGCCGCTGCGCTTGATCCGTTGTCCGTATTCAATGACGGCCTGTTCGTACGGCAGAGGCTTGTTTGACCCCCACTGCTGCGGTTCCCACAGGGGGAAGCGACATTTGCGGCCCAAAAGGGTGCGGATAGCGCCGCCGGAGGCTGGGTTGTCGATACGTTTCATAACCGCGGTCACCGTTCCTTTAAGGAAGGCCACCTTGGTGTGAAAGATCTTGGTTAGTTCTTCGGCTTCTTCAACGGAGAGGTCCAGTTGGGCGGCGAGTTTGTTTTTGCCCATGCCGTACATCAGGCCTAGGCCGATGGTCTTGGCGGTTTTACGTTTGATCCCTGCCATATCAGCGACCATCTGGTGGAAGTCGGTGTTGGGATCTTGCTGGTAGGCATCGACCATGCTGTCGGCACCGTTCAGGCCCAAGAGGCTTGCGTAATGGACCAGCAGGCGCGGTTCTTGGGAGGAGAAATCGTTTGATGCCCAGAGTTGCCCTTCTACGGGCAGGAACAGGCCGCGGACCATGGGACCGATGATCTCATGGCGAGCGGGGACCTGTTGGAGGTTGGGCGAGTACATGGATAGCCGCCCTGAGACAGTTCCGCCTTCATCAGAGCGTAGCTGATTGATGTGGGGATGGATGCGACCGGTCTTCTTGCTGAAGTCTAGGTATGGGCGCAGGAAGGTGCCGTGGGTCTTGTCTGTTTCTCGGGCGGTGATGATGAGTTTGCCCAGTTCGCCGCATTCCTCGAGGAAGCTCTTAGTGAAGCTCGGAGCACCGGCATCGGTCCGTAGGTATTTAACCCCGGCTGCATCGAAGGCGGTGGCGATACTTTGTGCTGCCCAAATGTCTACGTCGTGCCCGGTCAATTGATGCAGACTCTTCTTTGCTTGCTCGCACTGCCCGATCAATTCCTCGATCAGTTGCTCGCACTTAGGTCGATTGAACCGGATGCCGCGGCGGGTGATGCCGAGAAGAACGGGCAGAACCTTTGACTCGAGATCGTAGATCGATTCAACGTCATCTTGGCGCATCTTGACTTTGAAGTGCTGCCATAGGCGCAGGGTCAGGGCGGCATCTTGCTCGGCGTATTCGCCAACGAACATGGCGGGGAGCTTCCAGAGTTCTTTTTTTGGATGCACGCCAAAGTCTAAAGCGGCTTGTCGCAAGCCTTGCTCGGACTTAGTTTCCTTAAGGTAATCGAAGCCGAGGTTGTTAAGGGAGAACGAGAAGCGGTTTTCATCCAAAAGAGGAGCCGCGATCATCGTATCGTGGATCTTGCCCTTTACTTCAAATCCGCTGGCCCAGAGCCATCCCACGTCGTAGGCGGAATTGTGGAAGATTTTATCGGCACGTGTGGCACAGACATCAGCCATCCACCGATCAACCATCCGCTTATCAAGGTTGCCGCCGCCAGAATGAGCGATTGGAAAATATCCAGACCAACCATCAGTAGCGACAGCGTACCCCACAACAAAACCATCATTACGAGGCCAACCCGGACCAAACGACTCGAGGTTGGGGTCACAGGTTTCGAGGTCAATTGCAATCTCCGTAGCGTTGGATAGATCTGGGAAATGTGAAGGGGCAACCCAATCGCTCTTTAGTGGGAAAAGGCTGTTCACAGTTGAAAACCTCGGTCAGAGCGTCGCGGCATGATCAGATGCAACGACTCTCTCGGTCGAGTTACACCCACGTAAAACAAGCGATTGATGTTGTCGGGGTCCTGCCAATACTCCTCGGCAGACTTTGGGCTTAAATCTAATAGCAACATCACATTGTCCGCCTCTCCGCCCTTAGCACCATGAATGGTAGATACCTTGATCCGCGAAACATTAGAGAACTTTTGCCCTCTACGAAGCACGGCTATCATGTATTCCTTTTTGTCTTCACTAATCTTTTCTAGTGCTACGTGCCAAATGGCATCGGTTAGCAATCCATGATTATCCCTGAGTTCTTCAAGCGTGTACAGAGCGTATTCATCACCTTTTTTAAATGTACGGTGGCCGCGGGCAACGTTTTCCGAACCGAGGTACCGATACACTCGACGTACATTTTCGTACCCAATTTGCCCACCTTTACGCAAGTGTTCCCAGTCGCGCACTGAATTGACGATGTCTGGGTTGATGCTGGATACGCCTTGGCGCTCGAACAACGTTCCGTTGTTTTTAAGCCACTCACAAATGGGGTTGAGCATGTATCCGGCGCTGGCCATGATGAGCCATTGGCCTTCATCAAGGTCTACGTCTTCAAATCGGCTGTAGGCTTTGACGGTGCCTTCATGAGATCTTGGATCCCACTTTTTTTCTTGGCGCGTTTTGATTCGGTTGACGATTCGGTTGGCGATTGTGTGAACAGCTTGAGGCACTCGGTAGGACTTCTCAAGCACCCTAATTGATCCAGTGAAGGCAAG